GGTGTCCTCTGCAATACCTATCATCACATTCAGATACTATCCTTATAAACAAAGAAGCTGACCTTTTGGGTCAGCCTCTTTCAGCGGAGAGAGAGGGACTCTATTTTGGCGATTTTTGTTTTCTAATTTATTCATTATCAGATACTTATAATTTCAAAAAATCATATTTTGGACTGTTTTTGACCCGATTTTGACCCGTTTGGCGGAGAGTAAAGTGCTCTCCGCCAACTATTTGGGCCATTATTCGAGGTCATAAATACCCTGATTTCGCCCCAATTCCCCCGCTATAATGGAGGTGAGTTCATTACAATCTTCATTGGTCTGGAACCTGTCGCCACTGGCCATCGTTATGATGGCATTATGTGTGTCGGGGTCCTTCTCTATAAATGCAATCTGCTCCAAGTTTACGAGCACGGTCTTGCCGATAAGATTGATTTTGCGCAGTCTCATTTGTTCAGAATTTCTATATTGTTTTCTCCGAAGACCAGTTTGAGCACCTGGTCCTTTTTGTCCTTTTTCAACTTGATCTGTAGGATGGCTTCTATTGGCTCATCATCCGGCTTTCCAATTTTGACATATTTGTCCGGGTATGTCATTACATCTATTTCAGACATTGAAAGATTCGTTGCAAGTTTTGACAGTTTTGCAAAGGATATCTTGACCTTCCCAGTCAGCATCTTACTGAATTGGGATGGGGTGGTATCCATATATTCCGCCATCGTCGCACCAGTTAAGTTCTTATCTCTCATTATCTTAGCAATACTGGCGACTATATTGTCATAAAAAGAATTCTCCATATCCAAATTTAATTATTGATACTCAATTACTTAGCCTAAATTTTGACATTAAATTTCATAAAATGACAGAATAAATGTCAAAATATGAAATATATTTACTACTTTCGTGGCGTGAAAGTTTTGTTGCAACAAATGTAACTCAACATGCACAGGACCAAATAGGGAATAATCACCAAAAAGCAAAAATATATGACACAAGTAGCATTCGTAAAAGGGTGGAAACAAGCCCGAAAAGAAGAAGCAACCAGGATTAAGGAGGAAATCAAAACAGCCCTGAACGTCAAATCGGATCCTACATTCTACCGACGTATGAAAGGCTGCCCGGAGCCGACAGTAACTGAGGCCAGAAAGATAGAGGATGTATTCCATCGATTCGGGATTTATAGCATTTGGGGCGATGAATGACAATCTGACCCGCAGAGAGGAGCAGGTGGCCGAGCTCGTGGCTTGGGGCGCGGCATACAAAGAAGTTCCGGATCTGCTGAAAAAGAAATACGGCGGTCGTGAAATATCCCTGAATACGGTAAAAAGGACGATGGAGAACATCTTCTCCAAACTCTACATCAATAAGGTCAATGAACTTTCCGCATGGTGGTTCTGCCATCGCTGCGGGGTGGATGAGTCTCTGTCCCCATTCAAAGAATTCAAGAAGACGCTGTATTCCATTCTTTTTCTGGTCATCATTACGCCGCAGATTGCCTCTGCAGATCTTGACCAAGCAGTCAGATCGTCGAGATCCAGGACATCGAGAACCGAGAGAGTCGAACGTTCAAGAAGGAGGGAGGAATGATTGAAATGACAGAAAAGCGGCTTCGGATGATAAATAGCGCCCTCTGTGCTTACATCGCCCGGCTGGAGTCCAACCGCCAGGCATTGGACGAGGATGCCCCGAGCTTCCGACAGTTCACGATCCTCATCGATGAATACACCTCCCTGAAGGAGGACATTGAAATACTATTGTTAAGATATTAAATATGCCACGCATTAAACAAGATATATATGACAGGATAATAGACCGGCAGAACGACGACAAGGTTCTGCTGGATATTGTCGGTCAATACAGCGAGCTCCGGAAGGAAGGTGCCTCATACAGGACGGAGTGTCCGGTGTGTCACAGCCATTCGCTGATAATCACTCCAGGAAAGGGATTCAAGTGCTTTGCCTGCAATGAGGTCAAAGGCCGCAATGCTTATCATTACCTGATGGCTGCAGGACATAAGGACTCAATGGACGTAATCAAGGAGCTGGCGGCGCATCTGAACATATTCATCGAATATGAAGAAGAACCGACACGCATCAAGTCCAAGACGAAAGACAAGAACGACTACTGGAAGAGGATGCTCCAGGCGTCCGGATTGGCCAAGTCGGACGTCACTGCCAAAGTCCGTGCAGAGGACGGTACGACAAGGGAAGAGCCGACGTTCTTCTCCGGAACGATGACCCCGAAGGGCGACATCACCGAGGGTGATGATTGCGTGATCGCATACTATGATCTGAACGGGCGCCCCGTCACCTATATCTCCAAGTACGACAAGGAGGAACGTCCGAGGGAATACTACCGCGTCAGGTATCAGAACCCCGATATGCACAAGGACCAGAAAGAGGGGAAATCTATGAAGTACCGCACGCCTTATGGCGCGCCCGCTTTCATATATTACCCTCAGAAGATCCGCGAGCTATACCAGAAGCAGATGCCCATCAAGCGGCTGTTCATCCAGGAAGGCGAGAAGAAGGCCGAGAAGGCGACCAAGCACGGCATCCTCAGCGTGGCGGTGTCCGGAATACAGAATATAGCGTCAGGCGGCAAACTCCCTGAAGAGCTCATCAGCCTGGTCCAGGTCTGCAAGGTGGAAGAGGTCATATTCCTGCTCGACAGCGACTGCAATGACCTCTCGTCCTCCCTTACCGTCAACAAGCCCATCGACACCAGACCTCGCGGTTTCTTCAACGCCGTGAAGAATTTCAAAGAGTATTTTGACACTCTGAAGAATGCCGGAATCTATATCGAGATTCTTTATGGCCACGTGATGAAGAACGAGGCCCAGGATAAAGGTGTCGATGATTTGCTGTCCAATACGCTCAAGGGAAAAGAAGACGAACTCCTGCAGGACATTGAATCTGCCCGCAACAGTAAGCCGATGCAGGGCAAATGGGTGTATCTGCGTAAAATTACCACGCTGCCTGACAATAAGCTTCTGGAGGACTGGCATCTTCATAGTGCTCAGGAATTCGCCCAGGCGCATTATGCGGAGCTGAAGGATATGCCTGAATTTACGTTCGGCCGCCGCAAATACAGGTTCAATGACAATGGGGAATTCGAGTCGGCCCAGCCCGTGGAAGCTGATGAAAAATTCTGGATAGAGTCCAAAAAGAAAGAAGGCACCACGGAATGTTACTTCGATTATGACGGCTGCAAGAATTTCCTTGAGCATCGTGGATACTGGAGATGGGAAACATTGAACCACGAATATGAGTTCGTGTATGTGGCCGACAACATCGTCGAGACCGTCAAGCCCCATCAGATAGCCGATTTCGTCAAAGCTTTCGCCAAGGACACCCTCCAGAAAGGTGTCCGTCAGATGCTTTATAAGGGTACGGCCCAATACTTCGGACAGGTCTCACTCTCGATGCTGGATTATTTTACAGGTAAGTTCGATGTCCCTCAGAGGGGTATTGAGCGCCTGTTCTTCCGTAATACCATCTGGGAAGTCAATGCCGGGGATATCAAGGAAAAATCATACACCCAGCTCAGTTACAATATATGGGCGTCCCAGAAGAAGGACTACGAGGTCAGCAAGCTTCCGGAACTCATCCGGATCCGCCATGAGGATGACCAGTGGAGCTACGAAATCACCGAAACTGGCAGGAAGTGCGATTTCCTCTTGTTCCTGGAGAACGCCTCGAACTTCACTTGGAGGAAATCTGAACCTACGCAGCAGGACAAACTTGAGAATGCACAGCATTTCATCAGCAAGTTGTCCGCTTTCGGCTACCTCGTCACATCGATGAAGGACAAGTCCATCTGCAAGGCAGTCATCGGAATGGACGGGAAGCAGTCAGAGGTCGGCGTCAGCAATGGCCGTTCCGGAAAATCGTTGCTTGGAGAAGCCTGCCGGGTGGTCGTGAATACGCTGTATAAGAATGGTAAGGAATTCCGCGGAGGACCTCTTCAGCCGTTCGTCTGGGATGGTCTGGACAACCGCACGAGGCTTGTGTTCCTCGACGATACGCCGAAGGACTTCGATTTCGAGGGCTTTTTCCCGCTTGTCTCCGGAGACTGGCCGGTCAACCCTAAGGGCCACAGCCCTTTCACTATCGCCTGGGCTGATTCCCCGAAGATCTACCAGGCCACGAATCACGCCAATTCCGGCGACGGGGACAGTTATGAGGACCGCCAGTGGCTCATAGCCTTCAGCGACTTCTATAATGCCAAGCACAAGCCTATACAGGACTTTGGCCGTCACTTCTTCTCCGACGAATGGGATGAACACGACTGGAATCTGTTTTGGAATCTGGTGGCCACGGCCATCCAGGTATATTTTCGTTTCGGATACATTCCTGCCCCTGGAGATAGGCTTGAAAAGAGGAAGCTCACGCAGGAGGTCGGAGAGGAATTCATCCTCTGGGCTGACGAATACTTCAGCCCATCGACGGATCCGAGCAAGCCGTCGCGTCTGAATCAGGTGGACATCCCGAGAAAGGATATGTATGACAACTTCCTGGAGTATATCGGGCCGTCGAGAAGGACATACTATCAGCCGAGGACCTTCAAGACGAAACTCATCAAATACTGCGAGCTCAAGGGATATATCTTCAACCCTCAGATCTTTGACCCTGAGAAGAACGAATATATCAAGATCAAGGACGGCATCATCGACCGCTCAATCAAGCGCAACGGCTGTGAGTTCTTTACCATCGGCACGCGCGAATTCTACAGCTGCCGTCAGACACAGTATAGCAGTACCGGCACGGTCATACCTCCGATTCCGGAAGTGGACATTACCGACCTCGATACATTGAATCTACTTGACATCGAACAATGACGGGAAGGCAAAAATATCTCCTATATACACCCGAGCAGATTTCTGGCTACCGGACACGATACGCCGCATTTATAAGCAAGTATCGCAAGGCTTATCGTGACTGGTTCCAGAGCCTTCCGGGCTGGGAATGGGTGCGTCTTCCGGTCATGGACGAACGCACTGCAGAGATGGTCATCGGGATCCTTTGCATCCTCTACATCGATGATGAAATAAATCTCACTGTTGACAAGACCGTGACAATGGTAATGCGGAACCCGCTCAATGCGGAGGAGTATGAGCAGTGGGCCGCCAAGGTTTTCAAATCCCCAAAAACACATAAAAAATGAACAGTTATGTCATAAAACTTGACGGTCAGGATTACGGGAGTAATACTGACTATTATGAGGCGATATACGCCTATAATACGCTCGACGAGTCTTGTCCATTGGATCGTGACGGACACCCGAAGGCTCTTGTGGCGCGCATAAACGGGGATGATTATCCTCTTCGCAAGGGCTTCGTCGAGAAAACCCCTGAGCATCTTCTTGTGCACCGGAAGAACGCTGTTGTCCTGATGGCGTCTGGAGAACTGAAGAAGGCGCTGCATAAAGGGAGCAGATTCGACCTCGAAGAGTTGCAGGCGCTTGTCGATGGCTATATCGAGGTCGTGCCTCTCGATGGGAAAACAGTTATGGTTCTCAACGAGGAAGGCAAAATTAACGGCTTGCCGTACAACTGCAGGGCGTCCTATCTGCATCAGAAGTATAACAACACGGGAGATTTCGTCGTCGGCGATGTCGTCCTGTGTTATTCGGAGGAAATAAGATGATAACCAGGAATGAAAGAATAATTGTGGAAGCCGTCAAGCGCGCGTCTTCCATGTCCATTCGCTTCAATGGAGTAGAGATTTATGTCAGGAACGGGGAATTCAGCCACGACGTGGCCATCGCCCTGCAGTCGCATTTCAACCGCGTCCATAAGGCACAGGAATATAGTAAGCCCGAAATCCTGGCACGCAACGTCGGCCACATCGATAAATGTAAATAGTGGTAAAATTTCTATTAAATAATTTGTAATTGATATAAAAATGTATATCTTTGTAGTGCCAAACAATAAGGAAATGAAAAGATACAAAGTAAGTCAAATCATCAAGCTCCTCGAACAGGACGGATGGCAAATCAAGAATTGGAAAGGCGACCACAGGCAGTTCACTCACCCGAGTAAGGCAGGAAAGGTCACAGTGAGAGGAAAGCCCAGTGATACATTGAGCCAAGAGTTATTGAACAGCATTTTCAAACAGGCGGGGTGGAAATAACCACCCTGCCAAAACCAAAAAACATAATTACATTATGGCGTGCAAAGTAGGAATTAAAATTGACTGGGATGGGCATAATTATGCTTCATGTACAGAGAATGAGGACATCGCCTGCATTGCTACAGGCAAAACACTGGATGCAGTCAAAGCGGATATGCTCGATGCCCTCAAGCAACATATCGAATGGATGAAGGAGGACGGGGATATCGTTCCTGAGGAATTCGCCGGGGAATGGGAGCCGGAATGGCACCTGACAACTCGGGCTCAGCTTAGATATTCAGAGGCGTTTATAACACGGAAAGCGTTGGCTGATGCTACGGGCATAAATATACAACAACTCAGCCACTATGCAAACGGATGGCGCAATCCTCGTCCGGATATGCAACGCAAAATCACTGATGGCATCCGCGCCATCAGGCAGAAATTGGCTGTCATTTCCTGATTTGTTTGGTAGCAATCATCTTGATAGCCTGGCCACCGGATTTTCCGGTGGCTTTTTTCGTAAAAAAATGCAGATTTTTTTTGAAAATAAATGCCTGAATGCTTGCATAATACGAAAATTCGTACTATCTTTGTATCGTAATCAAAAAACAAAAGGTTTATGACACGTTTAACAGAAAAAGAGAAGGAACTGATCGAGGTAATCAGAAACTTCAGAAAGGCCAAAGGCCGAATGGAAAAAGAGACCGAGTTCCAATGGTTGATTTTCAAACTTCTTGAGGAACTGATGTACGACGAGAACTGAAAAACGGAGGCCTCCGGGCCTCCCTTAAAAACACGCAATATGAAGGGTACAAGAATTAAACAGGAAAATATCGAGTTGCTTCTTGACATCAACGTCGGAAGCCTCGCAAGGAAGTATTTCGGCAAATCCGGTTCGTGGCTATATCACAAACTTGATGGAGTGGATGGGAATGGCAAAGAGACGGACTTCACCCCTGAGGAGTTAGAACAGCTGAGAGGGGCGTTCTGTGACCTTGCCGATAGGCTTCGGGCCGCTGCCGACAAATTATAACGCCTCCTTAAATCTTTTGTTTTTGATTACACTCGGCCAGAAGGAGGCTCTGGCCAGGCCACCGGAGAAATCCGGTGGTTTTTTTATTCCGGAAAAAAAATTTGCATAAAATGATAAGAAAATTTGGTATAATGTAGGAAAATTCCTACATTTGTAGTGTGATAATCAAGGAGCTCTATGAAATACAACGAATTGGAACGGAAACTGCTCAAATTCGGTTGTTACCCCACCGGGGAGCAGCAGCACGGACATCCTGTCTGGTTCAGTCCGAAGACCAACAAAAAATTCACGACCAGCAACCACAAAAGCCAGGAAGTCGCAACGGGGACATTGAAATCAATCTTGAGGGATGCGGGGCTACAATAGCCCCACACCTTCATATAATAGGAAGTTATTGAGTTATGAGGAAATGTAAAGTATTTATCGAGAAATCCGAATACGGATATTCCGCTTACATCGGAGATACTCCGCTTGAGTTCGGGTGCATCGGGGAAGGCAAGACCGTCGAGGAGACTATAGCGGACTTTCTCGGAACCTTCGAAGCAATGAAGCAGGATTACATCGCTGCCGGCAACAAGTTTGAGGATGTGGATATCGAGTTCTGCTACGATACGGCCAGCTTCCTCTCTGAGTATGCAGGCATCTTCTCCCTCTCTGGACTGGAGAAGATTACCGGAGTCAGCCAGGCACAGCTCGGCCACTTCCTGCACGGAAGACGCAAGCCAAGCCGCAAGACTATCGACAAGATCCAGGTCGGTGTTGACCGCTTTGCCAAAGAATTAACGGCCATAAAGTTCGCTTGATTATCACACAGGCGCTGGCCACGGCCCTCGGAGCAATCCGGGGGCTTTTTTATTCCGGAACCGAAAAAACTTGCACGAAATGAAAAAATTGTCTTATATTTGTGGTGTCCAACATATATCCGATCTTCTATCTTCTGGCCGGAAATGATAATCCATACAGAAATATAGACGATTGCCTCGCGATGGGTTACGCCCGGGAAACTTGGCGTAAATATATACGGCAGAAATGCGGTGTGTGTTGGACAACCCTGTACGCGAGGCTTTCGTCATTTATAGTGTTAATTATGTCCAACACACATCAAATGAACCGTCAGCAGGCCGAAGCGGCCGCTGCAGCAGTCAGAAATCTATTCCCGAACCTCAAATGCGTCCACGCCAGGACGGACGGATGGGGCAGGTGCCGCATCTGGGCCTATTGCCGGCTCGACTCCGGAGTCGAGCAGAGAGCCGTCGCCAGAGGCAAGGGAGCGGCCACAGCGCTGATGAACTTCATTGCCCGCATCAATGCCCAGCCGGAACTCAAGAAGGCGGCCACGGCCGTGAATTGACACTTCCATCGATATAAGCGGAACGTCCGCACGGATCCAAAACCCGAGAGCCGAGAGGCTTCCGGGTTTTGTCATTATAATACCTATTTTTCGCCTTCACGGAGGCTCTCTGAAGAGAGCAGATTTCGAGGCTGACAAAGGCATCAACAGAGGTAAAAACGGCGAAAAATAGACCGATTTTCATTCATTTTCACTCTCAGTTCTGTTTATCAGAACTGGAAGAGTGCTGACTTTTCAGTTCTGAAGGCGGTCCCTTCCCCGTTTCCCCATCCCATTTTTATCAAAAAGAAAAATAGAACTTCTGGACTTAACATAGTGGAAATCAGCGAGTAGCACCCATTTATATATTTTATTTTTATATAATATAGAGAGACTTATATAAAAAGTATATATTTACTGAACTTCAGAACTGACCTTTGCAACGCATTGAGTGTCAGCGGAATCAGTCAGCACTCTTTCAGCACTAATCAGCACTGAAGCACTTTCGTTCAGAACTGAAAGCCAGCACTGTAGAAGAGTGCTGAAAAAGACATTGAAAATCAGCGAGTTACCCCCGTCAGTTCTAAAGTTCTGTAAAAAACCGATATTTGCACAAGTGTGTCTCGGAATCAGGCTTCGGGAAAGGCGGGGAAACAAGCCCCCGGCAGCATAAAATTTCGTATCTTTGTAAACGCGTCACAGTCCCATCCTGGGACGGAAAATCACGATAAATTTGCTGCCAATGGAATCAATGCACGACATACAGACGGCATCGGTGAAGGTGCTTCCTTGCCTGAGGGAATATATACTGAGCGTCAACGACGGCTCGGACATCATAACCCCCGGCCGGGAATCCAAGTTGTGGGGCATCGTGAAGATGCACCTCGACCTGGTGCCTGACGACTACAGGCCCGTGCCGGCAGCCGGTGATCCGGACTGCATCCGCATCGCCCTGTTCCGTTCCCACCGGCGCCAGTACAACAGGAACTCCCGCAAGGCGGATCCCGGCAAGCGCCGCCCGAATCCCGAGTTCGTGGTGGACACCCTCTGGCGGAACTACCTGAACCCACAGGGCCAGGAGGCGGTGGCGTCTCATCTGATGCACACCTTCAAGCTTACATATCGGAGCTATATGACAGGAGCCCTCGGCAACAGCCCGGGGCTCACCATCCGTGATGCCATCTACTCCTTCTGCGAGCTGTACAACATCTCGATGGACAACATCACATACGAGATGCTCCGCAAGGATTGGTTCCGTTTCCGGAAGAAGTACCGGGATACCCGTGCGATACCCGTGGAAAACAGTGATTTCTAATAAAATATAACTCCCGAGAGGTCCCAGATTTTCGGGACTCGAACGGGGCAGAAGAACGAAAAAAATGGCAACGACTATCACCTCGCATTTTGCGCTCATCGACCCGGAACTCATCCGGGATTATATCCGGTTCCAGCCGCTGAACTTCCTTCCGGTCGGTTCAGTGGAATTCCAGGCATCCGGCCAGATTTCTTTCGAGCAGACGCCCGAGGAGAGCGAGTCGGGGCTGTCGTATCGACAGGAACTGTCGCTTTCCACGCTGGAGGGGGACCTGCTCAGCTACGACGGACGCAGGATGTACGTCGCGTTCTATATGTCTGACGGAAGTCTCCGCCTCATCGGTACGGCATCGTGCGCACCGCGCCTGAAGGTGACCCCGTTCACCGGCGCGCTGAAGCTCGAAACCTCTTTCGACTCGGCCTCTCCGCTCGTCTTATAGCCGTTCTGTCCTACCTGAAGTGCCCTGCAGTGCATAAATTTGCTGAAAATTCAAATTATGACACAGCAGGAATTCAAAATACTCTTTCTTGCGACGGTGCCCCAGCACGCTGAGGCACCGCATCTCGTGCTCGTTACTGACGACGGGAAAAAGGCATACAAGGAATGCGTGGCCGTGCCCCCGGATACGGAGCTCTGCTACCCGTCCGAGTTCAGCGATGCCGACATACCTGACGGGTCCATCGCCTATCATCCTGTTTTCGGCAGCATATCATACAAATCATGGTGGCGCTTCTCGACAAAGCAGTTCATCGCTGACATCAAGGCGGCGGACGAGAACCCTGCCATCAGTGCCCATCTCATCCATATCGACAGCTGCGGCGGTGAAGCATTCGGACTGCACGAGGCTTTTCTGGCCGTCAAGGCCCTGAAGAAGCCCGTGTATGCGCTCGTGGAATCGGTGGCAGCCTCGGCAGGCTACTATATCGGTGCCGCTGCCGACAAGGTGTTCGCCTCGTCAATCTTCACTGAGGTCGGTTCCATCGGCATCGTCAGCACTGCATACGATGACAGGGAGATGCTGGAGAAGGCAGGCCTCAAGGAGATCACGCTTTACAGCAATTACTCGCCTCTGAAGAACAAGGTCCAGCGCGATGTCCTCGACGGGCATCCGGACGAGTTCGTGAAGAGGTTCCTCGACCCGATGGCGCTCCAGTTCATCGACGACGTGAAGTCCTCACGCCCGTCACTCACTGAGGAGGCGCAGCAGGGCGAGCTCTATTACAGCGCCGACGCACTTGCGGCCGGGCTCATCGACGGGCAGAATTCCCTCGACGAGGTCCTGGAACAGCTCAGGGCTGAGGCAGGACAGAAAGAAACAAGTCCATCCGTAGATATCAACAAATTAAATTTCTAACAATGCGTAAATTTTTAACAAATCTGCTTGCGGTGGTCGCATCGGCCGGCCTCAAAGACAAATTTGACCGCAAGGAGCTGACCAAGGAAGACCAGGCCGCTCTCATCGAGGCCTACAACAAGGCGCATGGTGCAGGGGCATTCGCCAATGACTTTGCAAATTATCAGACTGAGCAGAGCGCCCAGTCCGAGGCGTTCACGAGGACATTGGCCGAGCTTGCCGGCATCACTGGCGTAGAGGCCGGAACTGAGGGCACCCCGGACGGACTTGCCCAGATCCTCGCAAGCGTCAAGGAACTCAAGGGCGAGGTCGCCACCGCCAACGCCACCATCGAGAAGCTCTCAAAGCAGGGAGCAGAGGTGAAACCGGTCGCTACCGTGGCCGACACCCCGTCCGCTACCGGTATGCACACGAAAGAGTATGCTTTCGGCATCCAGAACCCTTTCTTCGCGGCGTCACGCCGTTACAACTCGATTCTCATCAATGGCCGCATAGATGGAAACCCTACAGAGAACGACCGCAAGGTCCTCGAAACCGATGCGATATCTTATGCGGAGAAACTCTCTGAGAGATACGGGGAACTCCGCGCTTCAGGCAGACTCAACCTCCTGAAACAGGCAAAGGTGGACATCTCGCAGCTGTCGTCTGACACTGAAATCGGTACCCGCCAGTTCACTATCCGTCAGGATATGGTGATCGCGAGAATCGTGTCCTACCCTTCGCTTGCAGGTCTGTTCAACACCGTAAGCAATATCCAGTCCGGACAGGTCATCACCAACGTCCTCTTCGACGAGGTGTCGCAGGCATACCAGTCAGGTGAGGTATATAAGGGGAATGTGGACTTCCAGCCGGAGAAAGCTATTGTCGACAAGGTCATGTCCAAGGTTCGTTTCGAGGATATGTCCACTCTCGAGACCGCTTATCTGAACTACCTGAACCATGAAGGCTCGGATCCTGTGAAATGGACCCTTCTCGAATGGCTCATACTCAGCATCGCCGAGAAGATCAATTCCGAGCGCATCGAGCGTTCAATCCGCGGCTGCTATGTGAAGCCGGTCAAGGGTGAGTCCGCCCCGGCCATCCTCGGTTCCACAGGTGTCATTTACCGTATCCTCAGCCTCTACGACAGCAACAAGGCGCTTCCGTTCGACGATGAGGAGCTTGCCGACTACGACGCAAGCAACATCGGTGACGTCTTCCAGTTCTTCGCAAAGAAGATTGCTGCCCGTCGCCCGAACGACTTTAAGCGCTTCGTCATCTATGCCAATGCCGCCCATCAACCGATGTACATGGAGTGGTATCGCAACAAGTATGGCCAGAATACCGATTTCACCGGTACGAAGGATGTGGTTCCTAACTACAATATGTCCATCAAATGGGTTCCGGCCATGGGCGATCTCAAGCTCATCTTCGCTACCGTCCAGGGCAATATCGAACTGCTGCAGAACGTGCCTGGCGAAGAGTACAAGACAATGTTCGAACGCCACCTTGAGGAGGTGATTGCATACTCTTACTGGATGGAGGGCTCATCTGTCGGGTTCGCAGGCCGTCACTTCAAGAGCAAGGCTGACCTCAAGGCCAACAAGGCGCGCGAGCAGTACCTTTTCTTCAACCTCCCGTCCATCACGGCCGCTGCTGACGCCACCACCGTGGATACGGAGAGCGCGGAACTCGAGGACCTCGGATTCCTCATCAGGACTTCGGCCAACACCAAGGCGACGGTTCTCGCAGACATCGTCAATGCCAAGGTAGGCGTGGTTTACCGTATCGAGTGCGGAGACCTCACCAACGCGACGAAGATCGAGAAATCCGGCAAGTTCAGCGAGGTAGAGGCTTGGACCCCTGCTGCTGTCGGAGATTACATTTACGTGTATTACGATGCCGCTAAGGGCAAGTTCTTCGAAGTGTCACGCGGTTAGTCATCGGGGGCTCCGGCCCCCTTTAATACCATACGATTATGATTAAAGTACCTAATATCAGCGCCGTTTCGGATTTGGAATCCGCTGGCAAGAGGATATACAACAGAATCCACCTCATTCTGGAGGAGGATGTGGACCTCACCAAGGAGCCTGAGATAACAGTTTCCGATGAAGCGCGCTCGATGGCAGCCCTGACGCTCAAGCAAGGCGCGGCCATCGCACATTTCGACTTTGCCAAGTTCACGGCTGCCGCCACCTCACAGGGTAGCAATGGCGACGTGACTACGGAAGTGACAAACACTCTGTCGGGAACTCTGGCCGGGGATAGGCCGGAAATCGACAACTTTATCGAGAACTTCCACGGCAAGGGCTTCTACATCGTTACTGAGGACAGGATCAGCGGGAAGAAGTATATCTACGGACGGCCACGCTGCCCATACTTCTTCACTGACCACGACAAGAGGAAGAATTCGGACAACGCCAGCTGTGACGTGACATTCAACAGCCCGTTCCCGTTCCAGCCGCTTGAATATCTTGGAAGCGTCGAGGATCCTGTCGCAGCATAGTCTCCCGTCGCTTGACATCAGGGCCGCCATTGACGGCCCTGTTTTATTATAAAACTGACAGATATGTACACATTCCAGCAAAAGAGATCAATATCCAAGTCAATCGCCCAGCCGTCCAAAATAGAAACATACCGCCGCCTCCTTTCATCGAGAGGGCTGCCTGCTGCAGGAACGATAATGAAGGACCGTTCGGCCCTGGCCGTGTCGATGGTCTATGTTCTTCTTGACCATTTTTCGGCCGAGGAAATTCAGGCCGCTTGCGAGGCTCCCGTAGCTTCTGGAGGTCAACCGGCCGCAACGGCTGCCAAAGTGCCGCCACCGGCCCCGAAACAGGCCAAAATCTCGAAGTTCGAACAGTATCCGGACATTCCGTGGCGTCAGCTCGACAACCCTATGGTCAGAATGGCTGACAGCATCTTCACCGACCGTATCAACTGCTGGTCTGAACTGAAGCGCCTTGAGGCCATCACGCAGGGCGAAATCACGGATTTCGATACTCTGGCCGACATTGTCAGGCTGTCCGCAAGGCTGGAGATGTGCTTCAATGAACTCCGGAGCTTCAACAATACCGGGAAATTCCTCGGCAAGCATCCGTTCATTTCCTCCAGGGATGAGCGCTCACGTATTTTCGACATCCTCAGACGGAATCCGGAGGAATACTTCCAGGAGAGGAAGAACGTGGAACTGAACATATCGCGGTACAGCTCGCAGGTGAACAGCCCCAAGCTGGCCGGAGAGAAGAAGGAGAAGGCCAAGACCAAGACCAATCTGGAGAAATTCCAGGCGCTCCTGCAGGTCTTCAAGGATGTGTTCGATGAATTCGTAAAAGGAAAGTGATATGGAAATCAGGACGTATGACGAGGAATTCGTCGCAAGGGTGAAGGACTTGGCGGTAATCGGGCTCTATCCTGTCCAGATAGCGGAAAGGATGAACCTCGTGGGCCGTGAGCGGCTTGAATTCCTGATAGACATCTGCTCGAAGAAGCACCCTCTACATAAGGAGTATCTCATATCCCGTTCCCACAGGGAGGACGATATGGAGGCGGCATTGACGGAGATGGCCGCGGCCGGGGACATCGACGCGCTGGAACTTGACGCGAAACTCACCTGGAGGCGCGGGGTGGACAATGTTAAGAAAGAATTGTTTGACGTATGATTGACAGATTGGCACTACTTGAGAGTTACAAGGCGGATGACATCCAGTTCTTCCTTCAGCACAGGAAGTCGGATGTCATTGTCGCAGATATGCAGACGTACATCCTCCAGCTGGACAGTATGTCGAGACTCTTCCACTACCACAAGCACAACTATTCCAGGGCCGTCGAGAGCCTGAGGAAGGAGTGGCCGTCGCTTACCATCGCGCAGGCGCGGGAGATCTACCGTGACGCTCTGGAGTATTTCTACCAGGACGACGGCATTTCCGCCCGTGCCTGGGATCTGAAGTATGCCGACGCCTATGACGACCTCGCGAGAGTGGCCATCAAGGCCGACAAGCTGGCCACGGCCAAGGCGGCGCTCGACAAGGCGCACGAACTGAGAACCAAGCAGAGGGAACAGGAGAACCACCAGTGGCAGCCGCCTGTCTATCTGGTCAATATCAATGTCAAGCCTGAGGATCTCGGCTACCAGTCGCAGAAGCTTATGGACATAGCCAAGCGTGCCGAGGATGCCCAGTACAAGGAACTGATCCTCGGGCTTGAAACTACTGAGGCGGAGAAGAAGAGGCTGCTTCTGGACGCCAACATATCACCAGACATCACTGACAATGGAAACACAGCAGACGAACAATAGCGCCCCTGACTACATCGAGATGTATCAGAACAGGGTGCAGGCCCTCGTGAACATCATTGACCCGAACAAGCTCTTTGCCGTCATCGGCCGAGGCGGCGGTAAGACTTCGCATATCTCTACACGTCGCATTCTGAGGGTTGCCCAGGACATGCCGAGGGAAACATCTATCATATCCCACAAATCATTCGTAGCGCTCTTTACCAACGTCATCCCGACCATTCTGGAATCCTTCCGGACAGAGGTCAAGATGCCGGACGGGACGGAGCGCCCGATGCTTATCGAGGGGTGGGATTACGTGGTCGGAGAGAAGGATCTTCCCAAGCACTTCCAGGCTCCGAGGTATCCGCTACTGTATCCGGAGCGCACTATCGTGTTCGCCAACGGCTCTGTCCTTCAGGCGGTGGCCGTGGACAGGGCCGACTCCATCGCCGGCCGAAGCATCGTCCACGCCTTCTTGGAGGAGATGAAATACAGTGACGGCGAGAAGGTCAGGACACGTATCATCCCGGCCATCCGTACATCCCGCATCGGTTCCGGCTCGGATGCCTTCAAGTCTCATCTCCACGGCGGCATTACTGGCGTGTCCGACATCGGGCGCGTCTCCATCGGTGAAAATAACTGGTTCATGGACTACGAGAAGGAGGTGGACCCTCAGCTCGTGGCTGATATCGTGACGCTCTCGCTGATGCTCAATGACTGTGAGGTGAATCTTCGCAATGGCGTGAAAACTCGCATTTCGGAGGCCAAAATCGCCAAATGGGGGCCGCTTCTGTCGCAGCTCCGCAAGCGATGCACGTTTTTCATCCGCGCATCGACCTTCGTGAACCGTGATGTGCTCGGGCTTGATTACTTCCGCACCCAGAAGGAGATCCTGGACATGGGCGAGTTCCTGTCATCCATCTGTTCCATCGGCGACAGGAACCGTGACAACCTGTTCTTCGAGCTGTGGGATGAGGAGAAGCACACGTACAGCGACAGCTACAAGTATGAAGTCATTGACAAGCTGAACCTGAAGGAGTCTTTCACCGTCACTGCCGACCATCTGAAGTATTACGAACCTACCCAGAAACTGCTTCTTGGCTATGACCCTGGAAGTTTTTCATCGGTGGTCAGTGGCCAGATGGACAAGAAGGCCAATACCCTCAGGATACTGAAGGAGTTTTTCGTATATCCTCCGGAGGATGCCGAGGATCTTGCAAGACAAATCAATGCCTACTATTCGGATGCTTCCAGACTCAAGATGATAGACTTGTATTACGACCGTGCCGGCAACAAGCGCAACAAACAGTATGAACGTGACGCGGAGACGGATGCGAAGAAACTGAAGAAGGCGCTGGAGCGGTATGGCTGGCGCGTGAAGCTGATGAACCTCGGGCAGGCCACCATCTACCACTGGCAGCATTACAGGCTTTGGAAACGTCTTCTGGCCGAGTCCGAGAGGAATGTGCCGCGCATCCGGATTGACTCGAACGAGTGTCCGAATCTCGTGTCTGCGATGTACTGCTGCAAGAAGATTGTCGGGTCCACTCCTGTCGAGCTGGACAAATCTCCGGAGGTTAAGGTCCGCATCGATCTGCAGGCCGGTCTGACGCCTCAGATTCCGTCAGCTTTGACGTATCTGGTGTGGGGTTTATTCGAAAAATACTTCCCTGGAGTGCGAAATTATACCTCTGCAGGGGGCATTTCTTCCAATTTTTCGGGCTAAAGTTGGGGGTTTGTGTTATTCTGAAAATGGTCATTCGGCTGGGTATCAGCGAGTTGACTGAAAAATTTGGGGCCTTTTCTGAAAATCTGCGGAAGAAAAGCGCGGCGCCGCTAAGTTTTGGGTTTGTAATGCAAGGTGGCAAAACGACTGAAATATGACGGATTCTGTCCTTTGCCGGCGCCTTCTGAAGGGCTACCTTCGTGTCAAATTCAAAGCGATGGATACTATCAAGGGCAGTGTTGCATTACAAAAGGCCGAGGTCCTGTCAAAGGCCGGCGGAACATTCAACCTGGCATTCTTCCCGTACTCAAGGACGAAGAAGCCGGGCGCTTCTTCCGTGCCTCTGAAGATGTTCTCAGGATGCACGATGCGCAAGCCGCTGCCTCACGACAAATTCGACATCGACGGCAAGAATTATTTTCTCTTCCTCACGTCTGACGGCCAGCCGCGTTCCTGCTACAGGGCGCTCATCAGGGCGATAGGATTCAGCGACGAGGACAACAAACTATATAGAGTGAAGTGGTATGATTAAGTTCGGCACATACACAGGGCACGGTTATGCCCTCACATACCAGATCGGAGAAGCGGAGCCGGCGGCATCCTTGACGGGGAGCGGGCGCGGAACCGAATCTGACGGTCAGGCGGCCCTTTCTGCAAGAAGGATGGGCGCATATTATTATTGGCCGGCGGGAGTGAACAATGATGATCCGGACGTGTGTGCCGCTCTCATCAAGGGAAACCGTCTCCTGCCGTCCCTCATCGAGAAGCAGGTGGCCATCCTGTACGGAACCGGCCCGATGCTCTTCCGGGAGGAGACCGGCGATGACGGCACTGTCAGCCGCAGATACCTTCAGGATCCGGAGGTACAGGCGTGGCTTGAAGGCTGGAAGCGCAACGGTCTTCCGGATTCATACAAGGAATATCTCATCAAGTGCATACGCTCCTACTATTACAGCGAGGGCATCTTCAGCCAGTGGCAACTTACCCGCGGCACTATGGCCCATGTTTCCGGAACGCTTCCCGTGGCAGGCTTGAGGCACATATCTGAACTGCGTGCCAGACTTGCCACGGCCAAGGACATCTCCCGCAAGACGGACGTCGTGCAGTCGGATTTCGATTGCGTGATGCTAGGCAATTGGGGGCGGACGACATCCACGAACAATTACGACGTATATCCGAAATTCAACCCTGTCAAACCTTTGCAATGCAACGGTGCCATCTCATACAGCCGCAATGCGGACTATGACAATGACATCTATGCCACCAATGTATTCTTCAACGGTGTGCGTCAATGGATTATAGGTTGTAATGCAACTCCGTATTACATCAATTCATTCCTGGAGAATGCCCTTTCCGCGCGGCATCACATCATCATCCCGAATGCCTGGTACAATGCCAAGAAGGAAGCTCTTGAAGAGCTCTGCCAGATGAATGCGGAGAAGAAGGCCGGCGGCGCCAAGGATGGCGAGCTCATTACCGTGAAAGTGGGGAGCGAGACTCTGGAGATAGGTACGGAATACAGCGAGATGCTGCTTGAAAAGTATGTGAACCTGGAACTGCGTAACCTCACGTCTTTCCTTGCCGGACGCGGAAAGAACCAGGGGAAGACCTATGCTACCCGCTCGTTCATGAATGAGAACGGGGACATCGAGCAGTGGAAGATCGAGGAGATCCCACAGAAGTACAAGGAATATATCGAGGCGTTGATTTCGGTGGACAAACGTGCCGACATGGTGCTGCTGTCCGCCAAGGGCATTGACCCGTCGATTTCGAATATAACCTCCGACGGCACCATCAGCAAGTCAGGCTCCGACGCGTATTACAACTATATCATATATCTGACGCAGCAGGCAATCCCGGACAGCGTCGTCTGTGCCGACCTGAACGAGGCGATTGCACTGAACTTCCCAGAGAAGTATGCAGATGGTATCCGCATCGGATTCCACCGTCCTGCAGTGCAGCGCCAGGAGGATGTGTCACCGGCCAACAGGATGGCCAACCAAAATGAGCAATAGTATGACAGCAGCAGAAATCTTCCCTGATCTCGGGGAATTCCAGAAATACAGTGACGGTATGATTGCCGACACTTCCATCGGCCAGCTTATGCCATCCATCAGGACGGCGGTGCATGATGTGGCCGGAATCATCTCCCAGAGCGTGTTCGATGCCGTCCTTGACGGCGGGCAGGAAGAGCCGGGGGAACTCCTGAAGACGGCCGTCGCCTGTAAGGCGTCATACAAGTATCAGATCTTCGCCACGAGCAAGAAGAACGGCTCCGACGCATCGATGTACAAGTACCAGCACGAGGAGATGAAGTCTCATCATCTGGAATCGTACTGGGCTGCAATGGACAGGCTGCTGGACTGGCTTGATGCGAATCCTCAGACCGGAGGATGGCAGGAGACTTCCGAATATAAGGGACGGATGGCTCTCCCGGTGAAGAGCGCCTCCGAGTTTGATTTTTATTTCGGCATAGGGAAAAGTTCACTGTTTTTTCACAAAGTTCTGTATCTCGTCCGCCAGACCTGGGGGCAGGAGATTCTTCCGGCACTTCCTTCCGATGTTCCCGAGAGGATGATGGAACTGGCCAAGCAGGCGCTGTGCTATAAGGTGATGGCGCTGGCTGTGATGCAGTTCGACGTGACGGAACTTCCTCGTGCCATCCGGTACGACGACAGCCACGAATATTCCAAATCGAGCAACCCCCAGCAAAGGGCCAATCTGTATAACCAATTTATGGCCAAATATACCTCATTGATGTCGTCAATCGAGCGCCTGAAGGCTGTGGGAGGCGGAAAATCGAGTTTTGGAAGTGACCAGACAGAGGACCAGAAATTTTATTCAGTGCTATGATCAAGCTGAAAATAAACAATCATACATACGCGGTTCCTTCCAAATGGGAGGAGTGTGACGCGCCTATGTTCGTGAGGCTTTCGAAAGCGATGTGGAACTTCGAGAACGGACACACTGATTTTGAGATATTCAAAATTGAGATTGTGGCCGCCTGTCTCGGCATTGACATTCCTTCCACCCGCCTGACGGATTTTCTCGGTGTGAACTTCTTCACTCTGTCCGGGCTTCTGACGTTCCCGTACAGGCTTGTGGCGAATAGCGACGGAAGCGAGACGGCGTACATCGACATCGAGATGAAGAGGAATCTCTTCCCGTCGGCTGACGGATACAGATATGAGACCGACAAGGCCGGGGTGATAGACTGCACTCTCACGGCAGCCCAGTACACGGCCGGCATCAGTCTGGTAAATCTCCAGAGCGGATATGTCCGCGCATACAGGGAGGACGAGGCGCTTGAAGTCCTTGACCCGCTTGTGAGGCTTCTGTATTCAGGAAAGTGCGGTTTCAGCGTGTATGAGAGGATAGCAGTGATGTATAATTTCAGGGGAATCCTGGAATCCATCCGTCGTGATGAGAGCTATTCGCTGGTGTTCAGGAAGGCCGGGCAGAAGGCGGAGGCGAATCCGGTCGGAAGCAACAGCGGCATCTTCGCATTGACGAAGGCCGGATATGGGGATTTCGATGCGGTGTCCAGGATGGATGTGCACTCGTTTCTCTCTGCGATGGTACAGCAGACGGTGGACAGCATCCACACCCTTCAGGGCTCGGGGATGAAGCCGGGCAAGATTGCCGACAAGCTTAATCTTTCCGTCGAGCAGGTGCTGCCGTTCACAAGCATAACTGAAGAGGAGGAATGATATGATCATACTTGACATTTTCAAATACTTTGCGGCGTTCGTTCCGAAGGACGCCCTCAGGAGGACGTTCAGGGCACCGGACGGAAAGCAATACAGGGCGCTGATGGACGAGGTTCTCTCATCCGGGGTGGACAGGGTGCAGGCCGGCATCACCGACTTCATCTTCGGTACCGATGCGGACAAGCTTGCCACCGTCATCACTTCCGTGACCGGCATATACCTCTTTGTGGAGTATGACAGGGTGTCCAGCACCATCGATGCGACCAGCGACCGCAAGGATGACCGCTTTCATGTGGCCGTTACGGTGGCCTGCCCTGTTCCGGACGCGGCCGACCTGGTGGGCGCGGCCATCACGCAGGACAGATGTCTTGAGATTTTATCCTCCATACGCCGTGTTATGAGGGATGATGATGACCTGAAGCGTGGTATCGCTTGGATGGACTACCCTGCCACGCTGACGGTTTTCTCATCGAAGGCTCTTGCCGCCTCACAGGGATGGAGTATGGAGTTTGACATATACGGTATAGATATAGTGTAGATTATGACAAGGGAAGAAGCAAAGCGGTATATCGACGGCAGTCTGCCGGTTCCGCGCAAGATCACTGACATCATCATCCACTGTTCGGCCACCATCGAGGGAAAGAATTATTCTGCACGCGACATCGATGTCTGGCACAAGAGCAGGGGTTTCCGCAAGATAGGATATCATTTCGTCGTGCAGCTGGACGGGAATATCGAGCCCGGCCGCCCTCTGGCCGAGGTCGGTGCGCACGTCTCCGGACACAACAGCAATTCCATCGGAATCTGTTACATCGGCGGACTGTCCAAGGAGCGTGAGAGCAAGGACACCAGGACTCCGGAGCAGAAGGAGTCGCTGCTGTTCCTGGTCAAGGCCCTGAAGGCGGCCATCCCTACGGTCACGAAAGTGGCCGGACATAGGGACTATTCCCCAGATCTGAACGGTGATGGAGTCATCGAACCGCACGAATGGATAAAGACCTGTCCGTGTTTCGATGCCACGAAAGAATACTCTGGTTGTTAGGCCTAAGTATATGTGTTTTTGGTAGCCCCGGGCCGTGATGGTTCCGGGGTTTTTCGTACCTTTACAGAACCAAACACATACGAATATGAAGAAAGAGACTAAAGAAAGAATCAGGAAGTCGCTCGCTCAGCTTGAGCGTGCCCTGGATGAAAGGAATGAATATATGGCCGCACGAGATGCTTTGCTTTTCAATGTGCCGAAGAAGAAATACTTCAGCTGATATGCTTGAAATGGAATTTCAATATTATCTTGACAATCAGGATGAACTGGTCAAGAAATATAACCATCGATTTCTTGTCATCAAGGGTTGTAATGTATTAGGGGATTACGAGAGCTATGAGAAGGCTCTTTTTGAATCCTCCAAGAATAATGAACTCGGTACATTTTTGATTCAGAAATGCACAGATGGCGATGCGGCATATACGCAGAGATATAATTCGCGCGTATCCTTTTCAAAAAAAACTTGCATAAAATGAGAAAAAAGTTGCACGATATGAAAAAATATGTATATATTTGTCGTGCTTAACAATCCTTATGCGTCGGTGTACCCTCTTGGGAGCACTGTCCATATAACTTGAATTTTATTTAAGGAGTCCGCCAAAAGGGTGACCTGAGGCAATAATCACACGCGTTGGGGTTGTTAAGCAGGGCTCCTTTTTTTGTTATATGCTTAACAACCCTAAATTCGGCTCAACGTAAAATCCCAGTTGATTTGCATTTCATAGTGCGTCTGAGGCACAAAGCAAGCGGAGCAGCCCTTG